TAGGAATTTTATGGTCTGAAATTATATCAGGAAGGTATCCCATTCGTGCCAGGATGGGCTTGGCAGAAGGATTTGTTATTTTTATGATATCAACTCTATCCTCGAATGAAAGAAAGTTCTTCGGAAGGTCTTTTGTTTTCTCACCTTCCATAATAAAGACATATACTTGTGAGTATTTTCTCGCTGCATTATTGATTATGCGTTGATGAGCAATAGTGACGGGACTAAATCGGCCGACTATAATACCAACGGGCTTTCTGGGATTCTTGGTGTTTTCAATAAATAGATAGTTGTCAAATTTCATTTATCTGTCCTTTATAAACCATCCATTTTTTCTTCTGCTTTCGTTTCGCTTCCTTACCGCCTCTGGGGAAAGTGAAAAGGTTTTCCCAAACATGGGATTCTTCTCACCCATATTCATCTCTCTTAATTTTTGCCTTACATCTGGTCTTTTTGATTGATTTAGTTCTCCCGCCTGCCAAGGTCTCGGTACTCCTTTTTGTTTATCACTAATCCTTTTTCTTGTCTCTTCTGACACTATTCTGCCTTTACCTGAATTACTAAGCTTTTGTCTGGTTCTTTCTTTGTTTGGATTATCTGTAAAAGTATCCCCACCTTCACCACCCCATGTAAGGTTATATCCACCCTCATTTCTATGTGAGCGATGAACTTGTATCATAAAAGTCTCCATAACATTCAACATTTCCAGAGAATGACACTCCTCCAATGTTTCCCACTTGAAAGAGTCAATGCCATATTTTCTAATGGCTCGATGAAAAGGATATTTCTGTGACTTTGACTCATATAGATGATGTCTTATCCTCTCATTCAAAGGTCGGACAGTTTTACCTACATAGGATTTATCATTTATCGTGCAGGTAGCTTTATAGATTATCCCTAAAGGCATTCTTATTACCCCATTCTATCAGCTTGAAACTTTCTCCACCTTATCACACCGTCCTTCGTAAAGCGAACTAGATACTCACTGGTTCCGCAGGTCTGGTCCCCTATTGTAGTTCCGGTAGGATATCTCCTATCCACAGACCAACCTTTTTCTATCATACCCTGCACATCTACAGGATAGTCAAGATCATAGACTGCATTGCAATCACAACCGGCTTGCCCGGCACAATCACATTCCCTTATGTACTTACCCATAATTTTATCTATTTTACTCATAACTTTACTCCCTCGCATAATCATCATTTAGAATCTTCTCAACTTTTGCCATTGCAGAATGGGCATTTATGTCCTCGAGTAGATGGAGGACAAAACAGTACACTGGGCCAATCTCCCATTCTAGCTTACTGCTCACCATATGTACCAACTTACGAATCTCCGGTGTCTCAAGAGCATAGACGGACTGCTTCCCGTGTTGCTCTGATACCAGTTCTTCCATCAAATAATCATCTATCTTATTTTCTATCATAACTTTACTCCTTATAAATCTAAATAACCGCACTTTTCACAAAGTATGCTACAACATAAGTTCTTGTGGCCACATTTCGGGCATATCCACAGGTCTGACATTTTAATACCCGTAGATTTTTTGGTCAACATCACTGTAGTCGTCTATCAGGTCACTCTGTGTCTCTATCCACTCATTGTCACCGAAGGCAGAAATGCCTGGTAAAGTTGTTGACAGGTCGGAAGAGATTGTAGCTGCTGATATTGACTCTTCGCTGAATCTGTATGGAATTAGATATATTGAGAAAACAAGAGAGCGCAACTGAAAGATATTTTGGTCTTCTGCGACGTGAATTATCTCAAATGTTCTTCCTATAGGTGTTGCTGTAAACTCATCACGGTACCACGGGAAGACGATGGCATCACCAACGGCCGGTCGTACCGTGGAGCTTATATCTCTTTTATATGTTCCTTGTGGAATATGGAGCACAACCTGGTCTGTAGCAATCATACCAAACATAGAATACACTGTTGGGATTTCACCAACCTCATATACTGCCTTGGTCTTCTTTCCAGATGTATACTCGGCATTCATAGTTTCACCATAGAGAACATCTGGTGTAACGCTCGTATCCTTTGCATAGTAATACATCTCTATACCTGCAATGTCATTAAGCTCCATAGCAAGGCTCTCGGCAAGATGGTATTCAGGATTATGTTGAATATCATAAATAGACCATTGTGGCTTGGCGGAGCCTGCTGTGTAAAGCTTATCTCTAACCATCTATATTCCTCTACTTCCCCTTTTTCTTTGCTTCTTTCTTTTGTTTCTTCTTCTTTATATCTTTCTTGGATTTTGGTTTTCCAGCCATTTTGCTACCTCCTCTCTATATTATTCTTACCAACGTACTATATTAGTATATGCAGGCGCCTTTGTAAACCAATAGTATTTATCCTTTCCATTTATAGTATGAGGATAATATTTACCATAAGTAGATGGTCTTACACTTTTCTTATTAGTCGCTTTTAGCTTTATTATTTTTCTATTTGCCATAATTTATCTCTAACCTATTATCATTCCCAATCCTTCGTATGCCTCTTCATCCCGCAAAGTCTGTTCTAGGTATGCCAATTCTTCTTTTCCTTCTGCAATGAGAGCATCCCCGTCTAAAGCAAGCCCTACATTGCTACCAACACCAGTAAAATTCGCAAATTTAGACCGGATTCTTCCTAATGTAACCTTACATAGCGCGGTTGTGAAATCCAGCATCCACGGATTTGTGTATATATCTTCATCTGTTCCTTCTATTCTGAATCCTCTCACAAGTATCCACCCCGGGGAATCGTACACATCACCATTTTCATCATATAGAGCACCACCAGAAGGCGGTGGTGGTTGTATTTCCAGTTGATTGGTGTATGGGTGATATACAAAGCTGTAGGCATCCACGACATATCTTTTTACAGTCTCGATAAAATCTCGGGCAATATGATAGGATACCAATGTGTATCCCCACGATGAACCTCTCATTAGAAGAGAATCATACATACCCTGATTGTAGAGATAGTTCTCCATAGTGAAGAGGGTGTGAATACTTCCTGCAGATTTTGTATCGTAACCTATTACTTCACAAATTCCCGGATCAACGAGGTCAAGGTCATACTCTGTTTGAGCTGCGGAAAGCATAAGGGTGAAGTAAAATTCTTGTTTAGATTGGCCTACGGCCCATTTTACGAACTTAGCTCTGGCATAATCAATATGGTCATTTATTGTCGGGTCTTCCAACTCTATCTTCACGGTAGGATACCCGAGTCGTCTCTTGACCTTCTCTATAAGGTCACTTTTCTTCATAGGAATAATTTGTGCCATTATTTACCTCTTTTGAGCATCATCAAATACACTATCTAAAATCTTGTCGAATAGCTTAGAGAGTTTATCAACATCAATACCTCGAGCATTTCCAAGAATAGAGTCAAATTGATTTATCATCTTTCTTGTTTCAGTAGAAAAAAACATAAAACGTTTTTGCTCATTCAAGTACTTTCCAATTTTATTTTCTATCATAATCCCCTTCTCCTTAGACTTATTCCACGGAATTAACGCCGTCCTCAAATATACTATCCAGAATCTTGTCAAACAAATCATTAAGCTGATTATAAATACCCTGGTCTTCATAAAACTTTCCAGACACTACATCTTCTACACTAAGTAGCAATATATTATACTTATCTATCATCTTCTTTGTTTTTTGGGATAGTTTCTTATAATGCCTAGCCGTGTAGGACTCTCCAATATACTTATCTATTTTATTTTCTATCATAACCATTTCTCCTAGTATAGCTTATCTGCCAATTTTGACAAATCCTTAAATATCGAATCCCACGCACAATAATAATGCATTATGGCTATCTTCTTATTCTGTGGAAAGTATTCTCCTCTGTTCCCATCTTTAACAGTAATAAGCTTCCCACATTGTGTGCATTTAGGTTTTATTTTTTCCACACCTTTATCCGATAGGATAAACATCTGTCGTTTTCTGGCCCTCTTAAATCCTTTCCTAACATCATCAAAGCTATCTGCTTCTGCATATGCAGCGGCATCTTTTTCCCAGGGTTTTCTAAATCCCTCAACCA